GGAGCACCTGCTCCTGTTCGAGCAGCAACTCGATATAATGACTTGTTAAGATTATGGGGTTTAGATAAAAAACACAATTTGATAACCATGTCAGATAAAGTTAAATGGATCTATTTAAAAGATAATTCATACAAAATAGAAGCTCTAGCATTTCTAGATTACGATATGCCTGATAAAATCAAACAATTCCTTGATGCCTACGCTGATAAGCAACAAGTGTTTGATAGCATTTTATTAAATAAACTTGAAGGTTTCTTTTCTGACTTAGGGTGGTCTTTAGATTTGAATCCCCATCTACATTCATTATCTTCATTTGAAATTTAAAATATATGATACACAAAAATAAATTACTAAGTTTTATCTCTAAGTATTATCTTAATGGTTTAAATAACCAAGTTAAATGGAGAATTAAAGATAATAAGCTAATAGTTTACGGAGGAACAGCAGGTAGGGTTTGTAAGGTTGAACTAGATAATTTTCCATTAGAGGATGGAGAACTAGGGATATTTGATACCCATAAACTAAGTAAATTAGTTTCAATTACTAGTGGTGAATTGATGATTTTAACTGAAAAAATTAAATCTATATTTACCAAATTACACCTTCAGGATGCAAATTTTAACTTAACATATTCTTTAGCTGATGTTTTAATCTTAGGAAAAAATACTTATTACAATGATCCTGAAAGATGGATTGTAGAAATTGATTTAACAACTGAGGATGTTGATAATTTAATTAAGGCTAAAAATGCGTTAGCTGATGTAGATAACATGTTAATTACCACTAACAAGGATTTGGATGGCAATTATACGTGTGAATTTATCTTTGGGGACAACACGGGATTCTCAAATAAAATCACGTACCAAATTATGTTGGGTTCAAATCCAATTGAAGAATTTCAATTGCCATTTGACTCCAATGTTCTTAGAGATATTTTATCTGCTAACAAAGATCAAGACAAATGCACACTAAAGTTATCTCCTGAAGGTATTTTGAAACTAAACTTCTACTCGGATGATCTAAACAGTGAATACTTTGTAGCAAGAAACGAGTAGACACTATATGTATAATAAAGTAATACAGCTGGAGCGTATTAAATTTATGTTAAACCGAGGATCTTAGGACCTCACAAACCCGTATATCTTATGAGTACTTTATTTAATGAATTCGACATCCTATTTCACAACTTCTTCCACCCATCGAGTGGATTTCTCTCTGCCTCAACGGCAAAACAACCCCACCCTTTAAATATCTTCTACACTGATGACAAGCTTCATTTTGAAGTTGCGTGCACCGGTCTTACAAAAGAAGATGTAAATGTGAATATCGAAGAAGATATTCTCAAAATTAGTTACAAGAAACCAGAAGAAGAAGAAATACTTCATCCTGGTACAATCCACAGAGGCTTAGCAAAACGTTCATTCGATCTAGGCTATAAAATCTCAGCAAAATATGATTTAAGTAAAGCAGAAGCCAAACTTGAAAATGGATTGCTTGAGATTTCTATCCCAGTATCTGAAAAAGCTAAGTCAAAAGTTTTAAAGATAAAGTAAAAAACCCCTTTGCTCCAGCGTATTACTTTATTATATTCACGTTATACTTAAAACAAGGTTATAAATGATTCGAAAACGAAAAACAAATCAAACTCTTACGGATTCAAAATTAGAACCCTTTTTTATTACTGTAGACGACTATTGTTTTACAATAAAAGAAAGAGTAACCCCAGATACTACCCACTTTAAATCAAACGGTGGAACTAAAGTATATGAACGATCTCTATTTTATTACCCCAGTTTAGATACAGCTTTAGTTAAAATTGCTGAATTAAAAGCAGGTATTGGAGATTTTAACTCTATGGATGAATACCTAAAAAATTATGAAACTATTAAAAACGAAATAAAAGAATACACACATGAACTTAGAAGCATTATTTGATGCCGTTATAGTTAAACCGCAGGAAACTGAGGAAACTACATTTGGAAACATTATTGTACCAGATTTGGGCAAAGAAAAAAACGAAACCGCTATTGTTGTAGCTGCAGGACCTGGTAAGTATTCAGTTACAGGTAATTTTATCCCTAGCACTGTAAAAGTAGGAGATATAGTAGTATTGCCTACTATGGGATTTACAAAATTCCCATTTGATAACGAAGAATATTATGTAGGACCAGAAAGTCAAATTTTAGCAAGAATTAAAACCGAAGGATAATGGGAAAAGAAATAAATTTTGGAAACACAGCTCGTACCGAGCTAATGAAAGGAATTGATATTTTAGCGGATGCGGTTGTAACTACTTTGGGTCCTAATGGACGAAATGTTGTAATCGCTAATAATGGTATTCCACAATCTACTAAAGATGGTGTTACTGTAGCTAAATCTATTACCCTTAAAAATCCTACTCAAGAAGTAGGTGTACAACTAGTTAAACAAGCCGCTATTAAAACTGCAGAAAAAGCAGGAGACGGTACAACTACCTCTACTCTTTTAGCTAGAGAAATGGTTAGAGCAGGTTTGCAAGCTCTAAACAATGGAGAAAATGCTGTTGAAATCAAAAGAGAAATTGATAAAGCAGTTGATGCTATTGTAAAAAACCTAAGAGAAAATATCTCCGAAGACATTTCCTCTGAAGAACAATTAGAACAAATCGCTACTATTTCAGCTAATAACGATCCTGAAACTGGAAAATTAATTGCAACTGCAATTGAAAAAGTAGGTATGGAAGGAGTAGTTCACATTGAAGAATCTAGAACTGGAGAGACATACCTTGAAACTGTAGAGGGTATGCAATTTGACAGAGGATACAAATCTCCATACTTTGTAACTAACAACAACAACATGACTGCAGTTTTGGAAAACGCTGTAGTGTTGATTGCAGATCAAAAGTTTACACAAGTAAAAGAATTGTTGCCTATTCTAGAGGCAGTATCTTCACAAGGCAAATCACTTTTGATTATTGCAGAAGATATTGACAACGAAGCTCTAGCTACCCTTATTGTAAACAAAATGAGAGGTATTATGAAAGTATGTGCTGTTAAAGCACCTGACTTTGGAGATAGAAGAAAACTAATTTTAGAAGACATAGCCACTACAACTGGGGGTCAAGTATTTTCTAAAGAAAAAGGAATGAAACTTGAGAAATTCAGTTGGGACTGGTTCGGAGAAGCAAGAACAATTACTATAGATAAAGAAACAACCACGATCGTCGATGGAAAAGGAAGAACTGAATCAATTGAAGCACGTATTGAAGAATTACAACAACAAATCAACAAAGCACAAACCCCGTTTGAAATTGAAAAACTTCAAGAAAGGTTGGCAAAATTCGTCGGAGGAGTAGCTATTATTCATGTAGGTGGAGCTACTGAAACCGAAATGAGAGAGAAAAAAGATAGAGTAGATGATGCACTGCATGCTACAAAAGCCGCTATTGAAGAAGGCATTGTACCAGGTGGGGGAGCTGCTCTATGGTATGCACGAGAAGCTCTTATGTACCCTAGTACAACCGGAGCAAAAATCGTTTACAAAGCATGTGGTAAACCATTTGAACAAATTCTAGTAAATGCTGGATTCAGCTCAACTGAAGCTCAAATGGTAGGTTTACAACTTGATCCTTCTAATACCTGGTTAGGTTACAACATTAAGGAAGAAAAATGTGTAGACATGAAAGAAGCAGGTATCATTGATCCTACTAAAGTAACTAGAACAGCTCTACAAAATGCAGCTTCAGTTGCCGGTACTATTCTCTTAACAGAATGTACAGTTGTAGATGAACCAGAAGAAGAAAAATCAAACCATATGGACCCTATGATGGGTATGATGTAAGTTATGGAAAAAAAGGTTGTTGAAAAAAACATCAGAATCGCTCGGAGAATGCCTCCGGGCGATAGATGGAAAATAGAATTAGAGGAAGGTTATACAATAATGGCTACTTTTACGGATGCTCAGAAGGAAAAAATTCATAGTTCTTTAACTGAAGTTTTAGAAGCCTATATGACATTAACGGGTTGGAAAGGTGAATATAGGCTTGCCCCCCTTAAGGGAGAATTGTATATTATACAGAACGAGGAACAAGAAATAAAACCTATACCTGAAAAGAAATACTCTATTTATGGCGAATACTAAAGAACATACTTTATTTGTAGAAAAATATCGTCCTTCTAAACTAGAAAATTATGTGGGTAATGAGCACCTCAAATCCACAATTTCTAAATACCTGGAGCAAAACGATATCCAAAATCTTATATTTTATGGTCAAGCAGGAGGTGGTAAAACAACCTTAGCTAAATTAATCGTTCAAAATCTAAATTGTGATTACCTGTACATCAATGCTTCAGATGAAAGAGGTATTGAAACAATACGAGACAAAGTATCAGGGTTTGCAAGTGTTGCTTCTTTTAAACCATTGAAGGTGGTTATATTAGATGAGGCAGATTTCTTAACCATTAACGCCCAAGCCTCACTTCGCAATGTAATTGAAACATTCTCTCGTACTACACGTTTTATAATGACTTGTAACTTTGTAGAGCGTATTATAGATCCTTTACAATCAAGATGTCAGGTAATTAAAATTGTACCACCATCTAAAGGTGAAGTAGCTGCCCATATTGCAGGCATTATGGAGAAAGAAGGGGTTTCATTTGAACGTGAAGATCTAAAAACTATTGTAAACCAATTCTATCCTGATTTACGTAAATGCCTTAATACCATTCAGTTATCAATTGTACATGATAAAGTAAAAGGTGAAGACGATAAATGGCTTAGAATAGATAAATCAATACTTGTATCCTCTAACTACATAGATAAAGTAATTGATGAATTAAAAAAACCAAAACCATATTTTAACAACATTCGACAAACGATTGCGGATTCAAATGTGGAAGATTTTGATGAGTTATTTAGAGCACTATACGAAAAAGCTTCCGAATATTTACCCAATAAGGAAGGAACAGTAGCTATGCTAGTAAATGATCACCAATACAAAGCTAATTTTCGTATTGATAAGGAAATTAACGTTATGAGTTTAATACAAAATCTAATAAACAACAAATAAAAAATGGAACAACCACAACTCAACATTGATCTAAAAAACACTACAGGAATTCAGAATTCTGAAGGTGGGAGTGTATTTCAACAAGGTCTTATCCTAAGAAAAATCTCTAAATTTATTGCAGGTACACCCGAAGATGCAATTCTACCAATTCCTGTATTTTATGATCCTCACACATTCAAAATCTTTGCTGAAGCATTGCCTAAGGAATTGCGTGAAGAACTTAAAGACGAAAGTATTTAATGAAAAACGTTTTTGATTGGTTAAAGGAAATCAATTCTACAAAATCCCATCCTGATACATTTACTAACCAGGATTGGGATATTTGGAATTCTTACATGGTACATCGATTCCTAAGTATGAATCCCGACTATATAGAATTGGTAAATGAAGTTCAAGCATTACCCCCATCCAACAAAAAACAAATATATTCAATCTATAGAGAATATATCCCTAAAAACAACAAATGGTCTAAGTATGTTAAATCTAGCAGTAAAGAATTTGATAAAGATTTAGTTCTACAGCTAAAAAAACATTTTAACGTTTCTGTTCGAGAGATAAAAGACTATTTAAAAATTTTAGATAAAAAAGAAGTGCAAAGTATTTTAAATAAACAAGGTTTAGAAGAAAAAGAAATTAAAAAATTATTAAAATGAAACCAGAATTGTACGACATGCTCTTTACCCAAGCAATGGCTGAAAGAAGCAAAGCAATGTTAACTCTTAATCTATTATCTGAACATCCTGCGGGTATTGGAGATCATTCAACTAAAGATTTTTATAGTAACGCTGAAGAAGCTCTAGCTATGTTAGTGGACGCAGATGATAAAATTGAAGCATTGCAAAAATATTTTAAATTCAAATCTAAATCTGTAATTTAATGAGCGATTCTATAACTGCTTACTACGATAGAG